CCTTGCTTGCCATCCGGGAATCTCTCCATTCCCCGCCCTTAAGGTCACTAATTGTCAGTGGGTAGGTGCCTCAGGTGAGCTTGACAGAGAGGGTCGGGAACGGTGTAGTTCCCCACCATTTGACGCCAATCCCCCGTTGACGTGTTGGGGTTCAGGGCTGCAACGTCCTCAACCCCAACCTGCACAGCGCTATCCCCGCGGCCGGAGAACTCGACCATCTGCAACTTGATCGGCGAATTGGTACCCGTGTACCCGGACCACTTAACCCACATCTCCAGCGACATGGTTTGGCCAGGATTGGCAAGTATCTCGTTGGACCGCAACGCTTTCGTGACACCATTCGCGGTGACCTTCACACTGCCTGAACTGTCCGCGCTATGCGTGACACCGGACTCCCAGGTCCAGTACGGGTTGTCAGCGATGCTGGCGCCGTCCTGGAAATTGCCCGCCACCAACAGGTTGGGCTGCTCATCGGTGATCCAGCTGAACGACAACGCCGGAATCAGGTTCGACAGAATGAATCCGTCACGCCCGAACAGGTTCCCGTTCAGGAAGTCCTTGATGATCTCGATGATGTCGCCGATGATCGGGATGTCATCTACCCAGCCGGTGAGTAGATTCCACAGATCCTCGAGCGCCTGCTCCGGGTCAACATCCAAGCCCAGGAGCTTCTGAATGAGTTCCTTGATCAGGCTTTCGGTGTACTCAATGATTCCATCGATGATTGCCTTCCACATTTCCAGCCCTTGCTGGAAAGCGGTGCCGATATGGAACTCGAGCCCCTGGTTAGGGTCGTTGAACGGCAGCGGGATTCGGTCGAAAGACCGTGGCACTAGGAGCCGTCCTCAGGCTTCAACGGAGAGACGGGGACGATCAGGATTGAGAGCTGCGCACCCGCTTTGTTGAAGGAGTAGAAGCCTGGCATGCCCTCGTTGACGAGGTTCACGTACAGCGTTGAAGTTGTACCGGTGCTGTAGGCCGGGATCATGCCGATCCCGTTGTCTGGGGTGATAGCGGTGTTCGGGGAGCCCGTGGATGAGGCATGCGGGAACAGGGCGGACCAGGAGGACATGTTGCCGGCGCCCTTGGCGATCAGCTGGCCGCTTGTGGCGTTACCTATGCGGACCTCGGAGCCGATGATGAATGGGTCGGCGTCGAGTTCGATGCCGTTGGCCTTGAAATGCCCGTGCACTACGGGGACGTAGTCGAACGGCATCGGCGGGATGATGAATGAGCCGATCGTCTGCCGCGTGGCTAGACCCGTGAAGTCGGTGAACGCAGACTCGGGGACGGTGTAGAAACGTGTCGCCAAGGGGTTGAAGTCGGCGGGCGCGTAGTCGACACCGTTCCAAGCAATGACCTGTCCCGCGGCGGGCGCGACCGAGTCGTCATAGTCGGTAGCGTCTCGGATGGTGGCGTTATCGCCCTGCGGACCCCGCGGTGCCTTGAGCTTCAACAGCCATGTCGGGTTGGCGGAGGTACCCGAAACGATGATCTCCGAGGTCAAACTGGGGTTGTCTGGGTCCAGTAGTTGGACCGTGGGCGTAATGTTCGGCAGTGGTCCCGGTGGGCCTTGTGTGCCCATCTGCTTCTGGACGTAGTGTTCGCCGTCCCACAGGTAGACGATGTTGCCTACCCACCAGGCTTTCCCGATATCGATCGGATCGTCGGTGAGGTTTTGGGGAAGATCGGCGGGGTCGTCGATGCTGGACTGGTACTGCATCTTGACGATGGGGGCATTCTCACCAGCGGGACCAGGAGGCCCTACGAGGGCGTCCATGGTGACTGCTCCGTCTTGGTCGGCGAGCTCGAATGTGCCTGTGACACCACCGGGTACGTCCATGTCGGAGACGACACCCCAGAAGTGCAGGCGCGCAAGGATCGACCCAAGGTAGGGGGTATCGCCCGGTTCAGCCATTCTCGATTCCCTTCACGAAGTCATCCCCGATGGGTCGCTCATCTTTGATGGCGATGTTCGGAGTCACCCGCCATGCCGGTTCGGCCATTTCGGGTAGGTCGTCATCTGCGTCTTGATTGCCGTTCAGTCGCTGTATCGCTTTGCGTTTCAGCCACTCTGGTAGGGCGTTGATCTGTGCGAACGTCATGTTCTCGACGCCCTCTAAGGGGTCGTCGGGGGCGTCGATAGGAACCCATTCGATCGCGCCTTCAACCACCCCGGGCGCCTCGACGGCCCGCGGTTTGATGAGGGGTTGCGCCGAGCGCCGCCACCCGCACCTGATCATGTGGTAACCCACAAGCCACACGAAATGCGCCGAGTCCATGCGGTTTCCGTCTTTGTCTTGCGGGTAATGGCAGTCGGTCAGAAAGTCCTGATAGGCGCTTTCCATCTCCGCTTTCTGTGCGTCCCGTGCCTTCTGCTTGTCCGCATAGGCTTGGAGGGCACGCGGAACGTACTTATCTGCAGCCAATTTCGTTCCTTTACTCAGAACATTGAGTCGGAGCCAAAGAAGGTTCCGGCGAGATTCCAGAAGCCCGCGAGGGTGCGCATCGACTTGGCTACCGGGTCTTCTTCGTCCAAGTCCTGCCCGAGCGAAAGTTCAACCAGCAGTGGCGAGTCAGCGTCGTATGAACGGCGGATCGCTGAGACTTGATCGACATGTAGGACGCTTCCCAGTTGGAAGGCGACCCTGTCGCCGAGGGTGAAATGCTCGTCGGCTATCCAGGGCATGCCGTTTCGGATGCTGGTTTTGAAGCTGACAAAAGCCCGCGTCTTCCAATGCCCGTTACGTAGATCCAGGATCCCCGCGGATGTGTAGGCGGTTCCCTGGCCTTGCTCGAAGTGTTCTAGATAACCCAGGTCGCCCATGAGTAGTACGCGGCGCGGATCGGTGAACCGCTGCCAGGCGAACAGTGTGTTATCTAGCTGCCCTTGGTACAGCTCCTCCAAACCTGGGGTTCCGGGCTGCTGGTATGCGCCCAAACCGTATGAGATAACAGCCGATAGCTGTGATAGCCCGTATTTGATACCGAACGTTTGGAGCTGATTCAGCCATGCCGGCGACCGGGAACCGGTCATCACGGTCTTTGCTGTTGAGCCCTTCATCGATCGCTTGGCGTCGATGATTCCGGTGTATTCGCCCTCGCGGAATATGACTTTCGGCTTGGCGGGGGCGAATCCCAACCACTTCCTGATTAAAGGATCGGTTTTTCCGTCGCCGTCTTCGTCGTACATGTCGGGCGGGACGATGGCGTTGGTGATCAGATCGTCTGCGGTCTCGGCGATCAGGCGCAGCGGCCCGTCGATCAAAGTTCCCGTGGGTCCAGTAACCCCGGACTTGTCTTCGAATGCGAAGACAACGCAGTTTCGTGTTGGGCGTGCCAGCGCATCCCCGAGTGCCTCCAGTTCTGGGTGCGGCGAGGTGTCATCTTCGGTCAGCCAGGTGTAGGCGCGCAGCATGCAGCCGGCGTCCTGCATCGGCGCAGCCAAAACGGTGTGCAGGTCTTGCCACCGGGACGACAGGATCGTGGTACGGGACTGATCGAACAGTGGGTTGACGAATTGGACCTGGATAGGCCACGCCAACGGGTTCAGGCCGCCGATGACGTCCCGAACCCCCAGCCAGGCGCCAGGGTTGAAGATGTTCGTCGGGATACTCAAGAGCGGGAAGAACTGGCGAGCCAGGTTTAGGAACATTATGATCGAACCAGCCGTGCGCATGTTCCAGGGAAGGAAGAACATCTTCGGAAATTGGATTTCCGGCGGGAGTAGAGGATTGGCGCCACCGAGGATGTGTTTGGCGTGTTCCCGGTTGTGCACCATTTCGAGTTCGACGGTGTGTAGGCCGTCTTTGTCGCGGACGGCGTTGACGTTCACGATCTTTCCGCCCCAACGGTTCTGCCAGGAACGGTTGGTGGGGTTTGGATCTAGCGTGAATTGGATATCTTCTTCAGCGCGGCGGTCGTAGAGCAGGAATTTGGACAGCCAGTTGGAGTGCTTGATGACGACGGTGGCGGTACCGGAGTCCGCCATGACTTCCTCGACAACGACTGACTTTTCGCCAGCCAAGTCGGCGATGTAGCGATGGTGCTTGTCCCAGATCCGAAGCAGGGGGCGCTGTTTGTAGGCGTCCTTCATTGCCTGCCGGCGCGCGTTGAGGTAGCGGTACGCCACCATCGGGTCGCCGAGGTCTGGGGTGGTCTGCGTCTCGCGGAGCAGCCGGTCCAGGATTCCTTGCAGGCTTGTGAAGTCGGTCAGATCAATCGACCAATCACCTGACACTGCTACGCGAAGCCCTTTGAATAGCGTTGGGGAACAAACATGGTGACCCGCCCATCAGCGTTGGAGTGGCGCACCTTCACTGCCGCGAGCGTGCGGGGCGGTATCTTTGATGCTTCGGTGAATCGGTCTTCCATACGCCTCCACATCGGCAAGGTGATGGAAAGCAGGTCATGCAGGAGGACGTCGATGAGTTGCGAGTTCCGTAGAATCCGCATGAATAGCGGGTCAACTGGATCGGTTGTTGCGGTGAGTGTTTGGGCGTTCGGATCGGTGTCGACCATGATGTATCCGTCTTTGGGGCTCAGGAGTGGGAGTTCAACCCACCGGTCCCCTTCCTGGATCCAGCACTTGCCAGGTGAGGACACGAGGAATTTCGGATAGACAGCGATATCCCCCCGGTTAGGGACCCGAATGGCCCCTTCGCCCACATCCAGCCCGGGAATGAACTCGTTGAGCAGGTCCTCGATCTTGTCCCACAGGGTGGAGGTTTCGACGTCGTTCTGCCACGTCTTGAACTCTGTTCGCTTAGCGAAATATGGCTGCGTGGCAACGATGTTCATGCTCCAGGTCATGAAGTTGTTGCCGTATGCCACCGGGTCGAGTTCCCACGGGTCTTTGGGCTCCTCGGCGAGCCGTACCCGCAGCCACCGCCACCCATGGGTGCGGGTAAACACTCCCAGGTAGCCGTCTTCGGTGGCCGACCATGAACCCCACCAGCGTTCCTCGATCATCCGATACCGGAATGGGGTGTCAATGACCCTGCTGCTACTGCCGCTTATCCAGGGGGCAATATCGGGATTCACGTGAACGCCGATGGAAATCATGCGTTTCTTCCAGTCGGTGCGCTCTGGTTCGGCACCGATCTGGTAAGGCCCCTCGGACATGAGAGTTTCGAACGGGGTGTGGAACAACCCGGTGGCGACGGGCGCCATCACAATGCCCTCGCGGCCCTTGTGTGAACCCAAGAGGTTCCAGGTGAACCGCTTCTTGTGGATCGGATGCACGACGCCGATGTAGACGATCTTCGTTTCCACGCCTTGCAGGTGCGGCGGGAGCTGTGTGAAGTCTTCGCCGGTTTCCGGGCCGTGGATCCAAGGGTTAGACAGAGCCATCTACTACCCCACCGGTCCGGTTCGTGTTCCGAAGTTCTGGCGCCACTGTTGGTTTTGGGCGGATTGCGACTTCTGCATCGCCTGATCGACGCCGGTTCCTACGGGGGCGTTGAAGTTGATGGACTGGTCGACGTTTGCGCCATTTCCGCCCTGTGCGGGACCGGCGCTGCCGCTGGAGAACGCGGAGCCCATATCGCCGAAGCCGGTGCCTGGGATTTGAGCACCTGCGATCACGGGGTTGATATCGCCTGGGGCACCTTGGAGTTGCGCAGCATCCATGCTCCCGAACGGAGCCGGAATGATCGTCTTTATCGCATCGACGATTCCGCTGCCAGACCCCGACATGGCAGCGCCGGTGATGTTGGCCATGAGTGCCCCGCCCTCACCAAGTAGGGGTTTCCCATCGGAGACGTTGCGCAGGCCCCCGAAGAACTTCAAGAGGGTCGATCCGGCTTGCATAAAGCCCCACTGCATCGGGTCCGAGAACCCCGGAGGCAGAAGCGATTCCTTGAGCCCACCGATACCGATGTCGGCCAGGCCGCCGAAGTCCGGCAGGATCTCGGAGATTCCCTCCATGATCTTGGCGTACGGGTTGTTGCCGCCACCGAAACCGCCACTGGAGCCACCGAGGTCTAGGGCCGCTCGGTCGTCCTTGGCCTGCTGCAGGTCGCGCTTGAGCTTGTCGACCTGATCGCGCTTGCGTTGCTTGGTGGTCTCCTTCGCCTTCGGGTTGGACTCCAGGTCTGCCAACTCTTGCTCGGTGACGTCGAGCCGGTTGGACAGGTCCGTGATGCGGTCGTCGGCTTCCCGAGATTGTTTCGATGAAGCACCCGATCCCGAGGAGCCCCCGAACCCCATCGCGGACACCGAACCCCCGGAGGGCAGGGAGATGTTGCTTGTCGGCAGTCCGACCGCTGCGGCGCCAGATCCTCTGCCAGAGCCGAGGATGACGTGAAGGTGGTTCATGTGGTTCTGGTTGTCATCACCGCGGTTGGGCATCTGCTTGCCCTGAGTGAACGAACCGCCATACCCGTAGCTCTGCTGGCGCCAAATGAATCCGTTGAGATTCAGGGCGCTGGCATTCTTGGCCAACATCGCCGCAATCGCATTGCCCAAGGCCATACCTTGCGGGGTGTTGTAGTCCGGGATCATGATGTCGATCGCGTTGCCCGACGAATGCTCGCCGTACCCGTCCTCGGAGCGCCGACCGCCGATGGTCTTGATCTGCGGCCACATCCGCATCACCAGGGACCGCAGATAATCCGCGCCAGGGTTCAGGCCCTCGGCGTAGCCCGGTGCGCGCATCATGTCGGCCAGGTATGCAGCAGATGGCACCCAACCCGAGTTGAGGGCCGCAACGATGCCCGCGCCGCCGTTCTTCATCCCCTTGGCAGTGACAACACCCTCGCCGTTAGACAGCCACGCCAAGATGGAGTCGCTCGTGCCCGTGCCAGCGCCGCGGACCATGCCACCCGCAGCGAAGCCTTGTAGGGATTTACCCCACGAGTTGAGTTTGTCTGCGCCCGGAATCTGGAACCCGAACACCTCGGAAGGAATGGCGGCGAGGAATGTGCCCAAAACCTTCAAGGGTGCCTTGATGACCGCCGCGAGACCCGAAAATGCCGATGTGACAGCGTCTTTGATCGCGCTTGAAGCGCCAGAGATGCCGGACTTGAGCGCGTCCCACCCCTCGGAGAACTTATCCAAGATTGGTGACACGAATCTCCAGGCCGCGCTGATCGCGGTCTTGATGCCTTCCCAGGCGGGGGAAATCGCGTTGTTCCACAGCCACAATGCGCCCTGACCCAGCAGGTCCATTGCGCGTTTCCAGTTCGCGAACAGGTCGGAGGCGACTTCCCACGCGAGGCCGATAACTTCCTTGATTCCGTTCCAAGCTGGCTTAATGGCGTTGTTCCACAGCCACATCGCCCCTGTGCCGATGGCGGTGAACGCGGTTTTCAGTGCCGGGACTACGGTGGTGGATAGCCAGCCCCACACCGCCCCGATAACGTTCTTGATGGCGGTCCACGTGGCCTGGACGATGTTTCTGAATGTCTCGTTGCGCTTGTACAGCACCACAATTCCGGCGACCAAACCGGCGATTGCGGCGATTATCAGGCCGATCGGGTTGGCTGTGAGTGCAATATTCAACAGTGCTTGCACGGCAGCCCACGCCTTAGTGGCGACAGTGATGGCGAGCATCACCGTCTTGTAGGCGGCCAAACCGGCCACTAGTGGGATGAGGAAGTCTTTGAACCGGACGATCAGGTTGACCGCTTCGGATAGTCCGCTGACCAACGACGGGCCGACAGCCGATAGGACGTTTCCGAAGGCGGTTCCGATGGTCGACAGAGCTGAACCGATATTGCCTGCGGCTTGGCTCACGGCGGGGTTCTCGAAAGCGTCCTGCATCTTGTTCGTGAAGCCGGTCAGTCCATCGCCGATGCTTGACAGGGGGCCTTGGATCTTCTCGAACAACGTGATGGCCAGGGTTTCCGCAGCGTTCTTGAGCCGCTCAATTACGCCAGGTAGGCCCTGATTTTGGGCTGCCGCCAGCTTCGACGCTGAACCTTCCTGGTTCATGGCGTCGCGCATCTTGTCGAATCCTTCTGCGCCATCCTTGGCTGCCACACCTGCCAGACGTGCGGCATCCGATCCGAACGCGAGGGCAGTGTCCATCGCATACATTTCGGGCGTCATGCGCTTGGACGCGGCCTGCAGCTGCCCGAACAGCGCCTCCATGCCAACGAAATTGCCCTGCGCATCGAAAGCGCTGACGCCCAGTTCTTGCAACGCCCCCGAGGCTTGATCACTCGGGGCGGAGAGCTTCAAAAGCGCCGACTTCAGGAGGGTTCCGGCGTCACTACCCTTAATTCCGTTGTTGGCCAACAGTGCGATACTTGCCGCGGTGTCCTCGAGGGACACGCCCGTCTGGCGTGCGACAGAACCGCCAGCCTGAAGAGCGAACGCGACATCGGTTATCTCTGCCGATGATGCATTAGCGGCATTGGACAGCACATCAGCGGCCTTAGCCGCATAGTCAGCTTTGAGACCGAATGCCTGTAGCGCGTTGGCTTGGATCTCGGCCGCTTGTCCGGCGCTCACCTGTGCTGCAGCGGCTAGTTGTAGGGTGCCCTTGGCTGCGGTTATTGACTCATCCACGGAGAAACCGGCTTTGGCAAGCTCTGTCATGGCCTGCGCCGCATCAGCAGCAGAGGTGTTCGACAGGGTCATGTCGTTGCCGAGGGCCTTGGCGGTGTCGCGGAACCGCTGCATGACATCTGCCGAAGCACCTGTGACACCCGAGAGGGTGTTCATGGTCTTCTCGAAGTCCAAGCCCTTGGTGACGATCGCCGAAACACCGCTTGTGGCCAGGTTGGCGGCCTTGGTCATCGCATTGGCGGCAAGGTTTCCTACCGCGGTACCTGCCGCAACAATCCCGGTTGTGCGTAGCGCACTGGAGAAAGAGTCGCCGAACCAGCGGCCCGCACGCCCACCTTCCTGACGCGCGGCATCAGATGAGCCCGATAGGAGTCTGGATACCTGGTTACGTATCGGCTTGGACGACTTGTCGATCGCAGACTGCGCGTCGGAGGCACGCTTCTGCGCACGTGCTACCGCATCCAAGTCCTTGGCGAGTTCACTAGCCGCGGCCTGCTGCTTACGCATCGCCGACGCATGCGCTTCCGACAAAGCGGTGAGCTTCGAGCCCTTGGTTCCCGCCTCGCGAGCCTCATTCAGCTTCTCAAGGGCCACCTTGAGCTTGCCCGCGGCGTCAGCTTCTTTGTCGCGAGACTTGGCGACCGTCTCGGAGATCTTTTTAACCTGATCCGCAGCGGTTTTCGCCTCGTCAGCAAGGGCTTTAGCGTAGGCGGAGCCGGTCTTCTTGGCCGCTCCAATTGCTTGCTTCTGGACGTTGTCGAAGAGCTTGCTGATGCCCTTATTGACCCCATCGAACCTGACGGTGGCCGACACATATCCCGATGAAAGTTCAACAGCCATGTGTCACCTCCTAATTTCCGAACAGGTTTCGCAGTTTCTTCTCGCGCCGCTCTTCGCCTGAAAGGCCAAGTAGCTCTTTGACCTTCGAGATGGGTGCGGCTTTAACTTTCAGACCGGGGCGTGACTGCTGATCGCCCATATCAGGGCCGATCGGCACCGGACGGTTCCGGTTACGGTGTCCGTCCTTGGTTTTCGCCCACACCAGCCAGCGCAGCGCGTTAGCGATAATCGCCAGCAGTCGGGTAGTCAGAGTCCATCCCGCATACTTCGGGTTCCTGGACTTCCATAGAGCGCTTGTCTCTTCCGGGTGATTGACATACACCCACAGATCGCGCCAGTTGAATTCGTCAGACGGGCAGTCACGTAGGCGTAGCCCGTCTTTGATTAGGTCGTATTCTAGTGCGGTGCCATGCTTCTCGATGAGGTCGAGAAGCGCGACTATTCCCCCACGGTGACCTGTCCGGCCTCCTGCCAGGCGGTGAACAGGTCTTCCACATCAGTTAAGGGCAGCTCGTCGAACACAGCAAGATCGGCTTCCGATACGGCGCCCCACTCGATAATTTCCCACATACCCTGTTCGGGGTTCTTGCGGTTACGCCGAATGACACCAGATGGAACGGACCCGAAGGGTTTGAGGTTGATCTTCTTTTCGACGCCTTCGATTTCCACGGTGTGGACGTAGGGTGTCGCGTTTTTTGCAGCCATGAGCGCCCTTTCAAGGGGTTTGTGTGCAGCCGTAGCGCTTGGAGAGCGGCGGGGCCGCGCTCGGCTGCAGGGGAATTCGGCCCCGCCGCGTCTATTAGGAGCCCGCGATCCGTCCGTCGTCGGTGTACGTGGTCACGTACTCGCCAGTGGACGACTCGAATACCTTCAGTTCCACCTCGTATTCGATGGTGTCCTTGCTAGCCAAGGTCACATCACCAACAGAGATGACCTGGCCGTCAGCCACGCAGTTGCGGTACTTCGCGGACAGCTCCGAGTCGATGGTGTCGAACACCCACGTCTGGTGGGGCAGCTTCTTGCTGGTCTTGCGGACCTTCACCTGGGTGCCGTGAGTACCGTCAGCGGGGGTAACGGTGACGTTTGAAGCACCGTAGATCGCCTTGAGGACATCGGCATTCAGCGATTCCAGGAGGACGAACTTGAACGAGTGGTTGTACTCGGTCTGCAGCACCTTGACGATGCGGCCACCCATGTCTTTCTTCTCATCGGTGGACCGCTCCGATGTTTCAGTGATACCGTCCTCGCCGACATACCCAAGACCGACGAACGCGGCATCGAGCACTCCGTCGACACTGGTTGGGAGGGTAGTTCCGAGCGGGGCGACGAACGCGGCCCCAGCGGCGGACGGCTCTGCGGCGAAAACGTTGCCGACTTCTTCAGCCATGATGTGCCCCTTTCAGAAGCAGATCGGTGCAGCCGAGCCTTTGAAAGGGTGTATTTAGTTGTAAATTCAGGGATTTGAACGCATTACTACATCGACGGTCATCACGAACCGTCGCGTTTCGCTTTCGATGTCATCGCGGCGGGCAGGTTCCCCTGCGATGTCTACAGCGTGCACTCCGCGGCCCTTGCCGGGGAGTTTGAGGAGCCATTCACGCGTCTGCTCGATCAGGTTGTAGGCGTCCAGTTCGTTGGCGCCCCACGAGTAGATGATCAGGCGGCGCCGTGCGAGTACGCGGGCTTTGGTTCCCGAATATCCGCTAGAGATTGGCGCTGAATCGATTGTGATCAGCTGCGCTGGGCGCGTTTTCGGCACATCCGTCGTGACCCGAACCGGCATGTTTTCGCTTAGCCAGTCCCTGACCACTTGGGCGTGGTAGGCGAACATTAGCCAGCCTCGCCGAAGTTGTGTAGCAGTGCGTCGTGTTTGTGGTCGTACCGGATGGCCTCTGCCGTTGCGGCGATAGTTGTTGCCCGGTAGTCGCGCTTATCCAAAGGATCATCGCCTTCTACCGAGACGCGGAAACCGTCTTCCAGTCCCGCTTCTTGGTTGCAGGCGTCAGCGACCCGCTGCATCATGGGAACACACACGTTTTCGACGATTTCCTTCGTCAATTCGCTCTGCGCTTTGCGATTCAGCCTGAACTGGGCCACTATCCGGTCACCCTTTTCAGCTCGACGATGATTCCTGGCTTCCAGCCGTGGAATCCGCCTGTTTCGTCGCGTTCACCTACCACCTCGTAGGTTTTCCCGTTGATCCCGAATCGGGACATCAGATCAACGGTCATGGGGGGCATGGCTAGATCGACTTCTGCGATATCGCGCGAGGTGTGCCCGTCCGTGTCTTCGGTGCGGTGCGGGGCATACGAGTACGCCTTCAGGTCCACTGTGGGGCCGAATGAGGGAACATCGTTCCCTAGCGCATCCTGGGTGACACCCAAGTAGGGGGTGTACGTGACCGGGATCCTGGCCAGTGATTCGAAGGTCACAGGCGGTGGATGATCACATTAGGGACGGGGTAGCGGTAGCTTCTCGCCTCCGCTAGTTCCTCGTCGGTGAACAAGGATGTGTCAGACACCCAGTCGGCAAGACGCTGCCGAAAATCCGCGCCCGCGGTGAGGTCGGTGGACTTCGATTCGGGTGAACCGGGTTCCACCGTGAGGTGGCGCGCGACGATCGCCGCTACCGCATCTATTGCGGCCTGGGGCGGCTCATCTCGGGTGTATTCGACGACAAGGATCTCACCCGTGGCGACAGGGCACCCGTTGCGGGTGACATCTACGTAGTCGCCCTCGATGACGCCTTCGAGCGTGTTCCCACAGAGGTCGGTGACCGTAACAGTGTCTCCAGACGGTGGGTCCGGTAGATGTACCCGGCCCTCCACTGTGAGTGCACGCACGGTCACCGCCCCTGCGGTCAGGGTTCGTCCGGCCTCCCGCTGAAACCTTCGAGACACCCTCTCCAGCAGACCCTCGACACGGGCCTGCTGGGAGGCGGTGAGCTCGTTCTCATCGTCCAGCCCTAGGGCGTGGGCGACGTCAGCGGGAGATGCCAGCACTAGCTGCCGGCCCGGTTGAAGACGAGTACGCCGGGGGCCTTGACGACCTTGCCGCCGTACACGTGAAGGCCACGAACCTCATCGGCGAACTTGTTGTGCGAACGGTATCCCTCAACCTTGTCGATCTGGGACACGAACGCCGCGGCACGCTGATGAAAGAACACGGCCTGCGGCGAGTCGGACTCGGGCAGGTTGTTCGAGGTCACCACACGGTAGCCGAGCAACTTTCCAACAGTGGCGCTGCGCAGACCCGCCGTGTCGCCGGAAGTATCGAAGCTGGTCAGCTTCGAATCCGCCCCCAAGAGCAGGGCTTCGAACTCGGCATTCACAACCGCAACCCGCAGGCCGTCGTCGGGGACATTGGCCTTGTTCATCAGCTTGCGGGCATCCTTGACTACGTTGAACGCGCCATCACCAGTGGTTGGGTTGGACGACCACGGCATACCAGTAGCGTTGGCCACCAACATGTCCGCGATGAACTCGTCGGCATCCGCTGCCAGCGAATCGCCTGCGGCGTCGGTGTACAGCGGCAGCAGGCCATGGTTAGCCTGCGCGTCATCGATGTCATCGACATAGAAGTGGAAGTTCTTCTCCTGGTCAATGAGGATGTCGATGCCGGTGTCGGTGATGGCGTCTGCCGTGGTGGTGCGGCTATTAGCCTTGTAGTCCTTGACCGCGGGGGCGACCACGCCAGGTACGTGAATGGTGTTGCCCTTGGTGGCGTCACCTTCGTACTTGCGATCCAGGAGGGCGGCGAAGACATTCTTGGCGATGTAGCGCTCAAGGATGAAGTCCGACCAGATTTCGGGAATGAAATTGTCAGCGGCCATGATTTATGGCTCCTTTCAGTCGATTCGCCCCATCAGCTCGTCAGCCTGTCCAGCCTTGTAGGCTTCGAGGCGTTGCTGACGGGTCATGTTTTTGAGTTCGTCACGGGTCAACTGCTTGGGACCGGTGACTTTCTTGTCTGAAGTAACCTCGGCTGCCGGCGCTGCCGCCGGTGCGGACTTCGACTTGATCGCTTCTTCGAGTCGAGCATTGAAACGCGTCTTCCACCGTTCGGCAGAATCGCGCATCTCTTCTTCGGTGCCACCCTTGATGTCCTCAGGGTCAACTCCGGTGATTCTGGCGACCTCTGATCGCAACCGTTCGGTGCGTTCAGTGGTCAGTTCGGCTCGGATCTTGTCGATTTCGGCCCTGGGGTCGAACTCTTTCTTGTCTCCGCCGCTCTTCTCGATGAGCTCGCGCCACTTGGTGGCGTCGTCGTAGTTCTCCTTCGCGCGTTTTTCCCAGCGTCGTTCCTCAACGCGGGTGGCGCGAAGTCTGTCCAGCTCTTGCCGTTCCTCGGCGGTCAAACCATCGGTTTTGGCTTCGGATTTCGGCGCCTTGATGGCGTCTACGGTTCCTTCTGGTTCGCCCGGTTCCGTTACGGCTCCCGGCATGTCATTCGGGGTCACATCAGACATGTGAAATTCCTTTGCGTTTCGCATTGGTGGCGCCCGTACGGGCGAACCCCCTACTGGGGGAAGTCTTGCGGAGCGGGCGGCGCTACTTGTGGCGCCATCGCCGCTTCCTTGGCCCGGTCCTTTTCATCTTGCGCAATCTGATCGGGTGAGTACTTGAGGATGTTTCGCGCGATAGAGCCCCACGACTCCCCTGCCGCCGACGCTTGTGCTGCGGCAGAGTACTTTTCGGACAGGGTCACGCGGGCTGGTGCCTCGAATGACACCTCTACGTTGCCGACGTTATCGACACCTTCGGTCTCCAGCGCCTTAACAATGATGGCTTCCAGGCCGAGTTTCACTACCGCTAGGCATGCTTCACACTTGAAGATGAAGCCCTTCTCGGTGTTCATCGCGCCCTCTGCCGACTGATTCGCGCTATCGGGCATCAACATTGGCAGCGGCGTTTTCGTGGCGGCTGAGAGCTGCCTGATGTCTTCTTTCGACGCGGCTAGCATGGGATTCACGTCGGTTGTCTCGGACTCCCAAATGTCGACACCTGGGGGGAGATCCCACAACGCGCCGGGGGCCGGTTCAAAGATGGCTGCGTAGTCGATGGCGTTTCCTTTTTCATCGACCGCCGGTAGGGGCTTGTCGCCCTCCTTCTTTAGGGCGCGCTGACGGAACGCTTGCATCGCCATCGTCGACAAGCGCTGAAGGACGCCGGAGTTGATGCGGTTGATGAGATCTATGTGGGTTTCGAAAACCCCCGCTCCGCCTGGGTTGGTGTACACAACTACAGGTGGGGCGCCGTCAGTCTCGATCAGGTCGGTTTCCGGCTCCCAACCGCCCGAGATTCTGGTCATGAGGCGCTTGGAGTTGATGTTCTGCACGTAGCAGGGGCGCGAGAACTTCTGGCGCGCACCGTTCACCCAAACGAACGCAAAGTCTTTCTCTTCATCTATGTCACGCCAGTAGCGGATCGCGGCACGTACTCGCCATGGCTGCAGCGGATCTACTGCGGCATACATGGTTTCGGGGGAATCGGCGGTGATTATCGCCTGGCGGTCATTGCCCTGCCAGCAGGTCAGGTATGAATCGCGGAATGTCAGCCCGTAGTCGAGCCACTGCCGCACAACGGCATCCATACGGTTATCGCGGTAGATGCGTTGCGCCTGCTTAGCGATCGCAGAGTCCGCGGAACCATCAACCGTGATTCCGTTCGGCACGATGCGATCAGAAACAGAGTCCCGTATCAGCATGCCCCAGTTGGTGCGGGACATCTTCTGGAACGCTTTCCAGGATGCTTTTGTGTTCTTCGACTGCTCCGGTAGCGGAGCGTCACCGGACACATACCGGTCCAGGAGCCGGACTCGCGGCATGTTGTCATCGATGCGCTTGGTCAGGATGGGGAGCCATTCTTCTGGTGTAGACGCCATGGGACTCCCTTCTGTCATTTAGTAGATGCGCCTCGGCACATAAGATTTCGGTCTCGGCTTAGCCCCGGATCGTCGAGCATCGACACAGGCTGTCCAGGAAAGGACCGCGGACATTGCTGCGTCGAACTTGTCCTCGAGGCGCCCGTCTTGCTTCTGGAGGATCCACAGCGGCGCTCCCTGGTCGTCAAGGAGCTTCAACTCGTGCCTGCCAGCGTTTCCCATGTGCTTAATCAGCTTGTCTTGCCAGGCATTTTCGCCGTAAGTGACGATCCCTGAATCGATAGCCTCGACATACGCCCTAACCGCGGCAGCCATAGGCGTTTTCCGTTGGGTGAACCACTCGACAACTTGATCGGGGAATCGGGCCGCCCATGAAGCGACCGTTTCTGTCCAGTGGGGCGGGTCGCAGTAGAGGCGCCACACCTCATATCGGGACATCATGTCCGTGACTAGGTCGGTGACCTCGTCCTCTGGGACTTCCCAGTCCTCAGCGTTTTCAGGTCGCTCCCAGCAGCCCAGGAGCATCTGCCGCCCAGTCTCGATATCCGTGATGGTCAGCGCGGTGGATCCGCGGAATCGGGCGCCATCAAAACCCGCGGTGACGAACGCGCCGTCCGGTATCGGACCCCACGGTTTGCCTTCATCCTCGAAGCGCAGGGATTCGACCTTGAGCATGTCGAACGCTTGGTAGCCAGATTTACGCCACCGATTCAGCCACACCCGTTCCCAGTAGGCTTTGTCGATGCCCTTGCGGTCGTAGTCCTTTGCAATCCGCTCAAACTGGCCGACGCCCCACTCCCCTACGGGGCCGGTGGCGTCTGCGACGGCTGCGATCCGGTTCTCCACAGTGGATAGGTCGCGGTGTTCATCACCAGCCCATCGGCGGAAGAAGAACAGGCTGGGGTCGTCAACCTCACCTTTGTCGATAGCTTCCGCTTCGGCGAGAACATCCTCTTCGATGCTGTTCTGCCCCGGCTGCCCGGCGGTGGAGGTGTACAGCGTCCACGGATCCTCGAGGGGCCGCTTCGGCATGTTCTGGAGCATCGTTTCGTGCGCGTCCCGCATCCGCTGCATGAACAGTCGGTGTGGTTCGTCGAAGTGCTGGAAGGTGGTTCGTGCACCATCTCGGGAGCCGGGGGCGTTGGATACCGCGACGACAAAGCCGTCTTCGGTTCCGTTCCAGCCCTTTCGGATGATCTTCTCTTTAGTGATCACGAACAGTTCCGCGTCAGGTCCATTTTCGAGCACATACTTGAGCACGCCGTACGCGAGCTCTTCCACCTGCTCTTCGGTGACCGCCATCATCGGAATGACGGGCGACTCCACTGGCCGGCCGACCGGATTCCCATGGGCGTCGAACCCGTCGCACCGGACCGGAGCCTCGGGGTGCAGCTCACAGCCAGAGATCCAGGCGGCTAGCTCGGTTTTCGCCAGCCCCTTACGCACCTCAATGGCTCCGCGCTGAAACCTGCGCCGCCCCGCAAGCCGGTGCCCTTGCGGGTAGATCTCGTAGAGGCGGTAGATGATGCCGCGCTTCTCGTCATCGAGTCGTGCCGACTGCCCCGATAGGGATCCGGGGCCGAACACCATCCGCTCTTCGATGAACTGGCAGACCTGCGGCCCCAGTGTCGGGTAGGACAGGTCGAGCGGCGGAACAATCAGAACCGCCATGGCGGGACTATTGGACTAGCTTGAGCCGCGGATCGGAGTCGGGTTCTGGCATCGGGGCGGGGTTGGGGACGCCGCGGCGCTTCTGTCCCTTTGCCTTCGAATCCTCCGACTGCTCGATCTGCCATTCCAGCCGGCGGCGGGCCATCGGGTTTGTGCCGTAGTCGACATCGGCCTTCTCGAGCCGAACCTGAATCTCAGCCCGCTCTTTCGCTGTCTCCGCCAACCAAAAGTCGTTGTACAGCATCGCCACGCGCAACAACCCGTTGATGTCCGACTCCGTGTACTCGGGAGCCATCGGCGACGACCAAATATCAGCCCACCAACGCTTCGTCATCGAATGCCACGCGATCTCCGCAGGGAGCTCGGGCGCTTCAATGTCGTGATCGGCAGACAAAACAGCCCTGGTCGTCGTCTTATTGCGCCGAGCAACCAGACTCGGATCTTTCTTAGTGGGTCCAGGCATCATTAACCTCCCGTTTCGGGACTTGGGCGCCCCGTTTCGGGGCCGGAAAAGCTGGGGAACCCGTACAGACCGAATTCACGGAATTACGGCCTTGAATTCGGGCGCTGGGGGTGGGGGGTGGGGTCCTGTTCTCGGGGCCTGACGGTGTGTCCTGCGGCCTTGTGGCCTTCGTCTGAACTCTTCTTGTCGCTACAGGGTCGACAGGCTGCTTGGCCGTTCTGTATGTCATGCTCTGCGCCGCCGAGTTTGACGGCGAGGATGTGGTCGGCGATTGTGGCTTCGCCTATGCATCCGGGGTAACGGATTTGGCATCGCCAGTGGTCGCGGTCTAGTACGGTCTTGCGCCACGCCTTGTGTCGCGGGTCGGTGGTTCGTGGGTCGCCCTTGCCCCATCGGTGGGTCTTGTGTTGGGGGCAGCGGGTGTCGCCGTGCACTAGCTCGGTGCAGTCCTTGTGGGAGCAGACCTTAGGGGCTCTGGGCATCAGCTGTCCCGTGTCATCGGCAGTAGAAGCCCCATCGATACTTGGTATGCGTACGTCTATTGCGTCGCTCGTATCGGTATGTGATCCAGCGTTGGAAGATGTTCCACCACCACCAGTCGCGGACTACATCCAGTTGTGTGCAGTCTCCACACTTACAACCAATGGCGGGCATCAGCAGTACTCCAGCTCTGTTGTGGGTCCAGCCCATTGGGTGCGTGTGCCTGTGCGGTGGGCTTTGCGTGGGGCGTTACGTGTTGGGCGCTTGGAGATCAAGGTGTCTGCGTCCTCATGATCTATAAGACTTGGCCATGTGTAGGTGATGCGGTGCTCTTGGTCTCTGGCCCATGTGGTGATGGCGTCATCGATAGGCATCTCGGGCAGAGCCTCAAGGAGGTCAGGTACCAGGGCCCTCTCTGTCAAGCTCACCTGAGGCACCTACCCACTGACAATTAGTGACCTTAAGGGCGGGGAATGGAGAGATTCCCGGATGGCAAGCAAGG